CCGCATCAACGGAATGAGCACCTGAGCCGCGGCCTCTGCCAGCGTCAGGGGCTTGTTGGCGCGTTCAGCCGCGTCCAGAGCCGCCACGATAGCATCCTGATGCTTGGTGACGAAGTCCTTGCCGTAAGTGGTGTTGACGCGGTCAATCTGCGACCGCACGACCGGGGCATTCGCAGCCGCCGCCTCGCGGAAGTCCCGAGCCTGCTTCTGCTCTTGCAGAATCGGACCATATTCGCGCTCGAATTCCGCCTTCGCGTCCCGAGTCGCCTGCCGACGGTTCCACGCCTGAACTTCTTTCCACTTCTCCGGCGTGTAGAACAACTGGCCCGTCTCCAGGTCTTTGTCCGGTTGCGGCTCCGGGTCTGCGTCGGCAGCGGGCACCGCGGATTTGGCCGGGTCTTTGGCCGACTCCTGTGGGGCCAGGAACTTCTGGTAGCGCGGGTCCACTCTCGCCAGGGTGCGAATGAACGCGTCCGGGTCACGGTCCGCTAACTGCTCCTGCGCTTCGTAGTTGGTGATGCGGGACTTGAAGCCGTCCAACTCCGTGCGCAGCGGGGTGACGTGCGTCTCTTCCCACTTCTTCTGCGCGTTGGTGATGATGGTCTTGGTGCGCGAGTAGGGGATGCGGTTCTCGCCGCGAATGCTGGTCGGCTGGATACCCTCGGCAGCCAACAGCTTATCAACTTCGTCCTGCGCCACGGCAGCCGCCGCGGCAGGGGTCTCGGCTGGGACAACAGCTTCGGATGACCCACTATCCGCTGCGGGTGCGGGGTCTGGGGAGCCTGCGTCTGCAGACCCGTCCGATGACGGCTCGCTACTGACCTCCGGCACCTCCACGTCCATGACGGTATTGCCCAACGAGTCCATTGACGTCGAACCCGATTCTGCGTGGGCCGCGAGTGCCGCTTCGATCACACGCGACATGTGCTATTCCTCGTAACGTGATGGAGACGAAATGAGGTGCCCGGACCATCCGGACACCCCTATCGAGTTAAATCCAGCGAACGGTATGCTTGCTCTTGTCGGTGCCCTTGCCAGGCTGATGCGTGACGTAGTTGGTCAGCCCGCGACGGGCCGCTTCTCGGGACATCTCCTGCCTGGACGTGAAGTGCTGCGGCGAACCGTCCGCGTTGCAGAGCCCGTGCTGCACCCAGACGTCGCATTCATCGCCAATGACCCCGTGCGGCTTGCGGGGGTTCAGCGCCGTGCCGCCGAGGATGACACGCTTCACGACCCCACCACACTGACAGTGCCAGTTTGGGGTGTTGATCGGCTCTAAGACTTCAAGCGTCTGTGTGTGACACTGGTCACATTCCCGGTCATACATCGGCATTAGCCATTCCCCATGTCTTCAGTGCGCTGCGCCACCTTTGGCATCAGCCCATACGGTTCAGAGGACGCCGGTTCGCCATTGGTCGGCGGCGGTTCATTCGCCGGGCCATTCGGCAGTTCCGGCGGAATCACGGTGTCGACGCCCTGCTGCGTTGCGGCCAGCATGGTCTCCGCCTTCCGCATATCTTCCGGCGTCGGAGCCTGGCCGTTATGCACCAGCAACGCCACGACAAACGGGTTCTGCAAGTCTTCCTTGCCCGTGAAGCGGAAGCTGACCGTTGCCGGAGCCGGAGGCGGTTCGACCGGTTTCTTCATGACGTCGGCCGGGTCGAGCCCGGACAGTTCCGCCATCTCCATAATGACCGGCTCGATGTTGACGACCCCAGACTGCGCCGTCATGTTCAGGAAGCGGTTCAACTTCTCGACACGCTGATTGGAATCCAGCATGACGGTCGAATCAGGCCGCACGGAGAACGCCAGATCCGTCAAGACCTGCTGCCCGTCCCACGCCTTCAACATCGTGGTGCGTTCTTCTTCCGTCAGGCTGGGGAAGTCGCTATACAGAGCCATGAGCCCCGCAAGCACTTCTACGCTGTTCAGGAAGAACTTCTGCACCAATGCCCGTTCCTGACCGATACGGGTATTGAAGTTCGCCTGCACCGTTTCGACTTCGGCTGCAGTCTTCTCGCCGGTTGACATCGACGCCAACTGGGTGCTGCTGACCATCCACATGGCCTGCATGTCGGACTGCGTCTGCCGGTCGAAGGACATGTCTTCCGGCGGATAGGCCGCTCGGGCAATTTCACCGATAGCCCGGTCACCTGTGCCATTGGTCGGGACAAACCCTTGCCAGTCGCCGCGCATCAGGCTGTCTTGAATCACCCGGTCCACGCGGTTGACGTCGAACCAGCGCACCGGACGCGAGCGCATCCGATTCTGGAAGTATTGCTGACGGGACCGACGCAGGTCATTGACCTGAGGCCGAGCGGCCGCGCTGTCTGACGGGGGCACCGGGTTGTCGGTGATATACGTCAGCGTCAGCACCTGAATGGGATACTTGGTCGCGCCCACCAGGTCGTAGGTGCCGTCCACGGCTTTCTGGCCATACCACGGCTCATCGACCACCGGACCCTTGGCTTCGAGACCATGCACGAACACCATGCGCCAAATCGCCTTGAAGTTCGGTTCGGCCGGGTCCACCCGATACCGCCAGTAGAAGATTTCGTCATACTTGACGGTTTCGAATGCCGTCAACTGACCCTTCTCCGGCTGGGCGCGGAGGTCGTCTTGCGTGTCCTGCTGTTCGCCGCTGACCGCCTTCTCGCGGTCGGTGTCATTCAGCTTGAACTCGGTCTTCGCGTTGGCCCACCCCATCATGTCGGTGTGGCCAATCCAGTCCGCGTCGTTGAAGTTGGAACCCTTGAACGCTGCAGGCCACAACAGGTCCGTCGGCGAGACCCGCGTGCCGAAGAACCGATACGACGTCAGACGTTTCGTGGGCAGCATCTGCACCATGCCCGCGGCCTTCAGTTCCGCCTGCTGCTCCGGCGAATAGGGGCTCAGGTCGATGCTCGGAATCTCGTCATCCACGAATCGCGCCGCGTAGCCGACGAAGATCGCGCCGATGCCCGACGCATTGACCACGTCGTTCAGCACTTCTTCCATCGGCACGCCCAGGTTGGCCCGCTTCTCGCCGATTTCGTAGTTGAGGGCTTTGCTGAACGGCGCAATCGCCGGGAGATACATCTTGTTCTCGTGGGTCAACTGCACCCGCGGCGTCTGGCTGTAGAGATTCGCAGTCTTGGTCTTGGTCAGATACCAGTCCGGGTTGATTTCCGTCTGGAGGTCATCCCCGTCAGTAATCGGGTAGCCGTTGGTGTTGATCTGCGCGATGCGGCCTAACCGCAGGTCCACGCTGCGCTTCCACTCGCTACTGAACGTGCGGCGATGCGACTTCGCGACTTGAATCTGGTTCTTGAAGTAGTCGATGACCTTTTGCGGGGTCTTCGGGCCGTCAACCTGCGGGGACGATTCCTGTTCGTTCGGGTCCGGTAACTCTGTCTCGCTCCCGTCCGCAACGCCTGCAACAGACATATCAGCCAACAATCACCTTCCTCTTGGATTTCGGCCGCATCCATTGCGGCGTTTCTGACGTGTGAGGTTCCTGTGCCGGAGACGCAAGCCCGATGCAGAAATACGCCAACGCAATGACCCAGTGGTCCTCGCCATCGGCAATCTTGTTCGGGTCGAGTTTGTCCGTGCGGATCATCGGAAACGTGCGAATCAGGTCACGCGCCGCATGCTTCAGAATCTGCAGCTTGGGCTGACCCTTGATGAGCGTGTTCAGGAAATCATGCACGGCATACCCGAACAGCCGCCGGTCGTTCAGCGAGGCGGTCAGGGGCACGCCCGCGTTTTCGAACTGCTCGGCGATGGTGAACACCCCCGCGCCGTCTTTCAGGAACATCGACGGGTCTGCAAAGGTCTCGATGATGTTCATGCCTTCCGACTCGCGTTTGATAGCCTCCGCGACGTCTCGGGCCAATGTCCGTTCCCACTTGCGTTCCTTGAACACAAAGGCGCGTTTATCCGGCAGCACCGCAATCCACAAACAGACCGCCGGGTCCGGGTCATAGCCCCAGTCCAAGGCGCGGTAGATCGACACCCATTCCAGGTGGTTCAGCGAGACTTCATTCGTGCCCCCGTAAGGACTCGTGGTGGTGTAGGTCGGCAGGTCTTCACGGACATGCCACGCCACTGGGTCACAATCCTCTGTGTCAGTGCACGGCCGCTTCATGGGCCGGAAGTCCTTGAAGTAAGCCCCCTCGACTACGAACTCACCCAGCAACCACGCGCGTCGCACATGGTCCGGCAGGTTCTTCAGTCGAGCCGCATACGCCTTGGCGTCGATGGACGGGTTGTCTTCCAGCGTCGAGAAGTGCATCTGGAAGTACTCGGGTTGGTAGTCGGGG